GAACAAGTGAAGGAAATCGTAGCGGCATCAAAAGACATTAAGATGCAACACATAAGACTTTCTGCCGATGTTTAGGCGGAAAGTTTTATTTTTTTTTTTTATATAAAATGGAAAATCGTCTAAAAATTGTTGAATATTCCTTATACGTTATCGTATAATAAGGATACAATAAATTATGAATAAATTTTATAGAGCACCGACGCACTTATCGCCGAAGCAGGTTTTGTTTTTTGGAACTTGAAAAATTCACATCTCCGAAATTCATTTCTTTTGCATGGTTTATAGGTGTGTCTTTTTTATATTCTAATTATTTTACAACGAGAACAGTAAAAATGATGTTCGAGAGGTTCTCACGAGGTTCGAAAAGGTTCGCACGTGAGGAGAATCCTCTCGAACAAGCAAATGAAAGTATTAGCATTATTCGCTAGCGCATAAAGAATAATTTTTTTCGTAATTTATTAAAAAATACGTGACAGGCAAAATTGCCTTCGTATTCACAGTTATAACAACAAAAACAATTTTTTTGAAAGGCGGAATTTCTGATGAAGAAAATTGAAGTGATGATGCGAGTGGAAGAAATGGTGACAGCGTACAAGGAAGGCGCAGTGGAAATGGTTGGCGATATTTACATCGAAATGATGAGAAACTTTTTTAAGCCGCGCAAATGGGTGGATGCTAACAAATTAGGCGACAACACAGGAAATGAAGTGCAATCCATTTATAATGATGTTTTCATGAAGGCACTCGAAAAATTCGAGCCAGGGCGCGGCTACTTCGTGAAATATACAATCGGAATTTTAAACAATGCGATTATTGACACAGCCCGCAAGCAATCGACAATCAAGAAGCATGAAAGTAGCATGGAAAACTACGTCGGCAAGGCGAAGGAAGAAAGCGAGGGTGGTAACAGCTTTGAAGAATGGAACATCGTCGAAGACTTCAATCGTAAGGCAGTACCGACACCAGAAGACTTCATCGACATATTCGATGGGGAACTGTCAGTGGAATCTAAAATCGCAAAGATGCGCGAAGTAGTCAATGACATTCTTCACAAATGCGACGACTTCCAGATGCAAGTATTAGAAATGAAATTGGCTGGCAAGACATATCGCGAAATTGCAGCCGCGCTGGGTACAAATCGCATGAAAGTACAGCGCGCCTTCGACAAAATTCAGAAGTTATATGATGCGGATAAATACGGCGAACATGATGCGCTTTACACAGTGAACGTCGTAAAATCGCGTCGATAATATGCCTTATCGCATATCGTTTGAAGAATAATGCAAAATATTTACAGTATAGAAGGGCTGGGGGACGAGATGATTATATTTGACGTGAATGCTGGAACGCATTTTCAAGATGTACAAGTGGGCGTGACGACACACGCTATTGACCAGGCGGTGGAAGACTTCAATGTGAAGCGGGAAGAAGCTGAAAGGTGGATAGTATCAAAGCTGCGCCAGTCGCAGTTTATTGGTGAAATATACGGCGAAAATCGCAAGAAGGTGCGCTTGTACGGCTTCGAGCGAATCGCCTTCATAGTGGCGCCAGATGATGATGTCGTGATAACCATTTACCAGCGCCGCAAAGTCGATGAAAGGTTGCGCAATCCTGTGGAAGAAGTTATTCGCAACGTCATTAAGCAAAGCGAAAAGCAAGTGGAACGCGCTGAATCCGCCGCTGACCGTGCACTTGTGACGTTGCGTGAACTGCTTGAAAAAGCCATTCACATGCGGGAATCCGCAGAAAACGAGTCAGTCAAGAAGGCTGCGGAAGAATGGATTCAAGACATACACAGCCGCATCGAAGCGGAAGAAAAACAAATCGACGAAGCGCGCCAGGAGCATGCGCGTCTTCTGAAAGGGGTGGTGGCTTTTGTCTAAAAAGCTGTACATCTCTATTCTTGCGTTGTATATCCGCATTTATATGGCGGGCTGGCGTATGGACGATGTCTTCAGAAACATGAAAAAGAAAATCTTCAAAAGGGGCTGATGGAATGGGCTATGAATTCCAAGACGTCCTGAAGCTATCGAAGGAAGCGACGGATGCCGTTGCTTTCTTTTTTGCGTCTTCAGGATACACAGTGAAAAACGCTGAAAACGACCCGAACTTCCAGGACATTGACGTCGATATGATTATATTCGGCGCAGACAAGAAGCCGAAGTTCGTCGAAGTGAAAGCCGACAGACATGTGCGCACTGGGAACTATTACTTCGAAACAGTCAGCAACTTGGACAAAGGGACAGACGGATGTTTCATCTATTCTGCGGCAGACATCCTGGCGTATTACTTCGTCAGCAAAGAGGAATTGCATCTTATGGACATGCAAAAAGTGCGCACATGGTTCCTGGAAAATATCGCCGACTTTGAAACACGCAAAACATCGACGGTGGATGTGAGCGGCTTCGTGATGTATCAATCGGAAGGGCGCCTGGTTCCGCGTTGGCGTGTGATGGAAGAAGTCGGCGTGGAAGTCGTGGACATCTACAAATTGCGCAAGAAAATGCTGTGACAATTCACAAGGCTTGCGTATTAAAATATGAAGTCGGAAGCGGGAGTCATCCAGCGTCTGACATCGAAATTAAAAAGCGAAAGGGGAACTGTTGCATGGATTATATTGTAGCGCGTGGAAAGAAGGCAAAGGAAATCAGCGAAAGTAAAAATCATTCATACAGTGACTTATTGAAGCGCATCCCGAAACCAGGGCAAGCGCCGCTTGTAGTCAAGCTGTTGGGTGACGAGGACTATGTTTTATACGAAGCGCACACAAACTTCAAGCCGCGCATTAATACGACGCCATGCAGTAAACCAGCGGGCAAGGAAGACTTATACGACAAAGCAGCTGCGCTGATGTTCGAGGACATCAAAGCAGAACTGGAAGCGGGTGTAATCAGCGAAGAAGAAGCAAAAGAAAAGCGCAGATTCGCAGCGCAACTTCTGCCAAAAAGACGTTATCTATTTGGCTTCGTGGACTTATCGACTGGCGAACCGATTATCGTTGAAATGACTGAAAAACAGGGGAACGCCGTCATCGAAGTAATCGAAAACTACGCAAAGTATATCGACAAAAAGGCGTTCGAACTAGGCAAATCAGGAAGCGGCACAAATACATCTGTCGTGCTGATGCCTGTTATAGAACTGGATGAACTAACAGAAGAACAGCAGGCGAACTTCGAAAAATACAAAGGCAAGGAATTCGATAGCGAAGCCTTTGGTAAACTATTCCGCTTCAAATCGGAAGAAGAACAGGCACGCGACTTGTTGAACTTCGGCTTCGACGTGACACGTCTAGGAATCGACCCTGATGCGCTTGAAAAGAAGGACACTGACGCAAACAGCAGCGATGATGCGGGCGAACAAGTAAGCGGAGAAGAAAAGGCTAAAAAACTATTCTAATCGAAGGCGGCGTGACGGCTGCCTTTTTCTTCGTATTCAAAGGGGGTCAGTTAAATGGCACACAGAAATATACAAAAAGGCGTTCATTCGCAACTGCTTGCGGCAACCGCGCTGCTGGCGAACGGCTGGGAAATCGCAGAACCTTTTTGTCCTGAATCATATGACATCGTCGCAAAAGACCCTGACAGCGGACAGTGGAAAGAAATCCAGGTGAAGACGCTGCAAATTAGGGAAGACCGCGGCGGCGCAATCGTGCTGCATGCGCGCAAAGGAAACGGACAAAAGTATTCGAAAGATGAATGCGACTTTTTCCTGGGCATCCTGGACGATGGAAGCGTCTATCTTGTGCAGAACGAAGGAAAGCGGGAATACTGGGCGCAGCCTGGGACGCTTGGGAAATGGAAGCGGTTGGACACTGCGATGACACGGCTGGCAGAACGCAAATAATCAGCTGAAAGGTGTGATAATAGTGTTACTTGACCGCACAAAAATGAAGCTGACAATGAAGGACGTCGAGGACAAAGAAGCGGCAAAGCGCCAGCGGGCGCAAGCCGCGCAAGAACGCAGCAAACAGATGCACGACGGAATCATGGACGCATGGCGTAAAATCGCAAAGATGAAGAACAGTGAGTCGGATACAAAGAAACTGAAACGCGTCTATGAAGCGATGATGGCAGGGGAAATTAGCCGCGACCCTAGCGATGCCATCGACAAACGCGGCAAAGTGAAAGCGTTCAGCAAGGCAGAAGCGCTGCGGTTATATGCAAAGCTGGAACAGCGCGACCGCGACAAGAAAATCGCGGAACTTCTCGAAAAATTGCCACAGAATTACGAACTGATACAGACATGGGCGCACTTGGACGACTTCATTGCTGCGATGTCAAAGGAAAGTATCATCGCGCTGGATACAGAAACGACTGGGCTAGATGTCTTTGCGGATGAAATCGTCGGAATATCAATCAGTCTACCATCTGCGGATAGGCATTGTTATATTCCAGTCGCACATGACACGGACGAACCGCAGCTGAATCGTGAAATTGTCCTGGAACGTTTGCGTCCTTATCTACAAGACAACAATCTGCGCAAAGTGCTGCACAATGCGAAATTCGATATACACATGTTCATTAGGCACGGCGTCCGTGTTCAAGGTGTACACTTCGACACACAAGTCGCCATGCAAATCCTGAACGAAAACGAGCCATCGAAGCGCCTGAAAGACTTGGCGACTGTTTATCTAGGAGAACCGTCTGACACGTACGATGCGCTGTTCGGGAAGACGCCATTTCATAAAATTACAAATCTTCGCGTTGCACTGGCATATGCGGCGAAAGATACGCACCTTACATGGCGCTTATATCGTTTTATGCAGCACCATTTAGACAGGCTGCCAAAATTGCGGACTGTTTACTATGAAATCGAAAATCCGTTGATTGACGTCGTTGTAGAAATGGAACAAGAAGGATTCATCCTGGACATCGACAGAGCAAAAGCACTTGGCAAGCAGATGCGCAAGGAAATAGAAGCGCTAGAAGCACAGCTGAAACAGCACTTCGGGGACGATGTCAACTTCAATAGTCCTGCGCAACTTTCAAAGATATTTTACGAGGACTTAAAGCTAGGCAAGCATCTACCGCCTGGAATGAAGCAATCAACAGATAAGAATGCGCTGAAAGTTCTGGCGGAACATCATGAAGGAATCAGCGTGCTGCTGGAATATAAAGCGCTGATGAAACTATACGGCACATATATCGACGCACTGCCGAAACAAGTCAAATCAGACGGACGTATTCATGGCGAATTCAAGCAAGACAGCACGGTGACAGGGCGCTTCAGTTCGAAGAATCCGAACTTGCAGAATCAGCCGAAATATGTGCGCCAGATATTCAAAGCGCCACCAGGAATGGTGCTTCTGTCTGGGGACTTTTCGCAGCAGGAACCGCGACTACTGGCGCATTTCAGCGGTGAACCGCTTCTGATTGAAGCATATCGACAAGGCAAGGACTTATACACAACCGCAGCAGCTGAATTGTGGGGGCTTCCTGAATCAGAATGCGGCGACGGTTCGAAATGGCGCAAGATGATGAAGACTGGCATTCTTGCGGTGATGTACGGCACAGGAACGAACACACTGGCGAAGCAGCTGGGCATTACTGTCGAAGAAGCCGATGACTTCATTAAAAAATTCTATGCGAAATATAAGTACGTTAAGCGATGGATAGAAGGGAACGTCGAGTTCGCGCGCAAGCATGGTTATGTGGAAATGCTGATGGGACGCAAAAGACGTCTGCCTGAAATCAATAGCCGCGATGAATGGGTTCGCTATCGGGCAGAGCGCCAGGCAACGAACGCCATCATCCAGGGCAGCGCTGCCATTATGACAAAAATCGCAATGCTGAAGGTGGCTGAATTATGCAAGCGCAAAGGTTGGAAAATGGTGCTGACAGTGCATGATGAAATCGGTGTATATGCGCCTGATACAATCACGCCAGCTGACGTCATGGAATTCGAGCACACGATGCTGCATGCGGTGGAATTGAAAGTTCCGTCGAAATCGGACATCGAAGCTGCGTATCACTGGGGTGAAAGCGTCAACTGGGACGCAAAAGCAAAACAGTGGAAAGTATCGGATGGCGACGTGGTTTGCTACTTCGACACGCCGAAAGAAGCGCTGGCTGCCGCTGGCGCTGCGGTGTAACTTTTACGAATCTAATCATTATTTTTCGGGAGGAATTTTAAATGGAAAAACGTCAAGACACTGCGCTGAAGGTGATGGCTGCGCTGGCATTCTTACTGGATGAACAGGAAGAATCAATCGACGTCGGCAAAATCGACTTACACGACATCAATGCGAATGACTTATTCACGAGCATCCTGATGGCGGTAACAACGCTATATAACGAACTAACAACGAATTCAGAAGATATGGTGGGCATGACGCATCTGTTGAATCGTCTTGCGATTCAGCACGTCATCGACGCCGTAAAAGCGCAAGAAGAGGAAATCGAGGATGGCGCGGAATAATGAAACAGTCTGAAGTATCTTCAAAAATCTGCGAAGGTGGTGGCTACTTAAACGGCAGCCGCGCTTTTTTATCATGGGGGCGATGTAATGAAGAATAAATACGCAAGGGAATTCACCGCGATGCTGGATAAATGGCACTCAATCCGCGAGCCGTGGGATACAGAACTGGATGCGCTGATTCACGAACAATATGCGGAAGTCATGCGAAATCCACGCCAGGAAGTGAACTGGCAGCTGACATATTTTTCGCCATCATCTGCGAATGCTGCGAAGCGGGAGTTATATCACAAACTGCGCGGCGATAAAAAAGACACACAGCCGCAGCAGCCACATCAGGGGCGATGGCAGCGAATCGGGACAGCCATCGGGGACATTCTACAAAGGGACTTATTGTTCATCGAAAAACACTGGGAAAAAACGTTCGGTGAAGCTGCACCGTTCACGGTTGAACGCACAGAAGAAGGCTTTCCGATGTGGGAAGAATTTATTCACGGCATGCACTTCGTCGAACATCGTGGGCATCAATTTCACCTGTTAGGGACGCCAGACGGCATTATCCGCCATAAAGATGGCAAGCGCATGGGGCTGGAAATCAAATCAAAACAAACGACACCAGCGCAGACTTCGTTGTTCAGTATGAAGGGACCGAAAGAAGACCATGTGCGCCAGGTGATATGCTACGCAATCATGCACAACTTAGATAAGTACCTAATAATCTATGTCAACGCGGCGAAAAAAGGATGGGTACTGTCTGAAGAAGACTATGAAAAGACGCCAGACATCCGCGTCTTTGAAGTCGACATCACGGAAGAAATGAAGAACGATGTCCTTGACTACTTTGCGGACGTCATTGACGATGTCGTGAATCAGACGCCGCCGCCGATGGACTGGGAAAAATGGAACTTCTGCGACTTCAAGACAGCCATCGCGCAATCTATGACAGATGAGGAATTCGCTGAAATGCGTCAAATCGTTCAGAATGTAATGCGTTCAACGATGCCGCAGTGGATGAAGGATGGCTACTTCAACGCCTACGAGTTCGTCAAAGCTATTCGGGAAGGCGGTGCTTCATGATACGCTATGCGATAACGATTGAAGGCAGACCGCAAGCAAAAGAACGCCCGCGAATCAATCGCAAGACTGGCGTCGCCTTCACGCCACAAAAGACGAAAGATTATGAAGCAAAAATCGCAAAGGAAGCCGTCAAACACATTCATGAACCGCTGCCAGGGAACGACTTGACGTTCATTGTGCGTGTCTACTTCCGCACGAAAGTTCACGGCGATGTCGACAATTATGTGAAAATCGCGCAAGATGCGTTAAACGGTATCGCTTACAAAGATGATAAACAAATCAAACATATCGAAGGGCATCTATTCTATTGCGACACGGACGCAGAAATGCGTATGGAAATAGAAATCATCGACGAAGAAGCGTGACATGCGCTTCTTTTTTCGTAATTAAAAGCGAAGGAGGGACGGCACATGAAGCTATTAAAATTCGAGCAGCCAGGATGCGCGCCATGCAAAATGGTGCAGACACTACTGGCGCATCACGGCGTCACTGCTGAATCTATCAATCCGCTGGAAGATATTGAAGCGAAGGAAAAATTCGCAATCATGGGAACGCCGACCCTTGTGCTGCTGAATGACGGCGGCGAAGAAGTCGGGCGCGTGGTTGGATTCAATCCGCCCGCCATTGTTGAACTGATTGAAAAGATGAAGGGGGTGTCGAAATGAACAAGATACTGGACACTGCGAAGACCGTCGGGAAACAAATAGTGGACGGTTCGCTTGAAGGATTCATCTTCACTGTATTTCTATCAGGTTTCATAGGCGCAATTTATATCCTGACAAACGTATCACTGGCGCTGGCATTCCTTCTAATATTCTTATTCACGTCTTATCGCGTAGGTATCCGCAAAGGGAACAACAAAGACGACGAACCGAAGCCGCCAGGACGTTCTTCATATTCAAGATGATTGTAGAAGACAAGACGCCGACTGCCAGACAGTCGGTGCTTTTTAAACACGAGAAAAGAAAGGGGAAATTCCGACAGTATGAAAATATTATCTGACAAATTTATTGCGAAATACCCTGACTTCCCTGAACACATGAATGAACTGGGGAAGTTCGTATTCTATCGAACATATTCCAGATGGCTGCCTGAAAAGCGTCGCCGTGAAACATGGAAGGAAACTGTGCGTCGTTCGGTGGAGTATAACGTAGGTCTGGCACGCAAACACATGACACGAATCAAGTATCGCGAAATGTTACCAGAACTACGCAAGGAAGCGCAAGAATTATTCGACAACATCTTCAATCTGCGCCAGGCATTATCAGGACGCACATTCTGGGTAGGCGGCGCTGAAACAGGCGTAGCGGATAAATACCCGCTGGCGAATTTTAACTGTTCATTCTTAAACATCAGCAAATGGGAAGACTTGTGCGACTTGTTTTATCTGTTGTTAGTAGGCACTGGCGTCGGATACAGAGCAACAAAGGAAATGACTGCAAACCTTGCGCCTATCAGAACGAATGTGCAAGTAATTCATGGCGACTATGAACCAGTCAAAAAGGAAGAACGCCTGGAACACTCAAAGCTGGTGGACTTAAAAAACGGCTACGTCAAAATCTATGTCGGCGATAGCAAGGAGGGCTGGGTGGAATCCTTGCGCATGTTCCTGAAGGTGCTGACTGAAAAAGAATTCGAACACGTTCACACAATCAAAATCAGTTATAACAGTGTCAGACCGAAAGGCGAACGCCTGAACACGTTCGGAGGAACCGCATCGGGATACGAACCATTGCGCGAAATGTTCGAAGGCATCGACAAAGTCTTAAAGAACAAAATCGACCCGACGCTTGAACCGATAAAACGTGACGCGAAAGGCTACGGCAAAGTCCGTCCTATTCATATTTTAGACATCGGGAATCTAATCGGCGCGAATGTCGTCGTCGGCGGCGTGCGTAGAACAGCGGAAATATTCCTAATGGACGCAGACGACTATGAAAGCATATTCGCAAAATACGGTATCAATGGCATCTGGACAGAAGAACAATTCGAAAGACATGAACGCATCAAACAAATGATGATGTCGCAAGGAATTCCAGTCCCTGCATGGTTCGACAAGCTGGGCGTGAAGATGTATTCCGTCGACGGCAAGTTCTACGAAACGCGCGAAGAAGCGGAAGAAAAGCATCCTGGCAAATATGTTCACTATCCTGCGAATCCAGGACGCCCGCTGCATCATCGTCGTATGTCGAACAATTCAATCGCATTCACGCAAAAGCCTTCTGAAGACTTCTTGAAGATGGTGTTCGAAATGTTACAAGCTGAAGGCGAACCAGGATTCGTGAATCTGCGTGAAATGGCGCGCCGTCGACTTTCTGGACAGGGCATTACTAATCCGTCTGAAAACTTGTTACAGGCGACAATGAAGCGTCTGGGGATGAATCCTTGCGCAGAAATCATCCTGGACTCATACGGCGTCTGCAATCTGACGACGGTGAACGTCGCGGCATTCGTGAAGAACGGAAAGCTGGACATGGAAGGCTTGCGAAAAGCGCAGCGTCTATCTGCCCGCGCTGGACTTCGCATGACGCTGGCACAGTTAGAACTTCCGCACTGGAACGCTGTCCAGGAACGCGACAGATTGCTGGGAACATCGCTGACTGGCGTGAAGGACGCATTCGCGAAGGCAGGTATCACGGAAGACGAAGAAAAAGACATTTTGGAAGAACTGGGACACGTCGCAAGAGTATCAGCGGATGAATATGCGAAGCAGCTTCGAATCGCGGCGCCGCTGCTTGTGACAACCATTAAGCCCGAAGGAACAATTAGCCAGGTATTCGGTGGCGTATCTTCTGGGCTTCACTGGTCACATTCGCCGTATTATATCCGACGCATCCGCATCAATGCGGCTGACCCGCTGGCACAAGCTGTCATTGGTATGGGCTGGAAAGTGCATCCAGAAGTAGGGACGCCAGGCGAAACGGAAGAAGAGCGCATGAAGAATGCGCGGACACTTGTCATCGACTTCCCTGTCGCTTCTGGTGCGTCCAGAACAAAAGACGATGTAAGCGCGCAAGAACAGCTGGACACATACTTCCGATTCCAAAAATACTACACAGAACACAATTCATCAAACACAATTCATGTGCGTCCTGACGAATGGGATGGCGTTCGTGAACGCATCTTCAAAGAATGGGACGACTTCTGCGCGGTGTCATTCTTGTCATATGACGGCGGAACGTACCAGCTGGCGCCATATGAAGCCATCACGAAAGAGCAATACGAAGAGATGCGCAAGCAGATGCCTGAATTCAATCCTGACATTCTGCGAATCTACGAATCAGGCGAAGACTTCGACATCGGTGATGATGGCTGCGAGGGCGGCGTTTGTCCTGTAAGATGATGAGTAAACAGTGTAATCGGCGCGCCTAATGGCTCGCCTTCCTATAAAGCAAAGGAGGAGCCGAAATGTTGCAACTGATTCGGAAGCTAAATATAGTTTTATTTCTGCTATATGCTGTTGTCCTATTAGTGACAGGCTTAACCATTCCAACATTCATGGGCGTCATGATGTGCGTGTTGTTGGCGTATTATAGCTATTCGGACTATAAACAAACAAAGGGGCGTTCGTAATGGGCGGTAAGTATCAAGATATTCGCTTCAAATGGATGGAAGAACGCGGTTTTAACATACTGGCTGACCCTCATCAATACGCATATGCGCAAGCACTGTGGCAAGATGTTGGAATCGTTCAGTCTGTATGGGTGGACGCAAAGGCGGGAACAGGGAAGACGACGCTGGCTGTTCTTTGCGGCGCGTATGAACTGGAACGCGAAACATATCAAAGAATCATCTATGTGCGAAATGCTGTTCCTGTGCGCGAACAGGGCTTCTTGCCTGGCGACCTGAAGGAAAAAGAAGCACCATATATGGCGCCATTATATGATGCGCTGGAATATGTGCAACCAGGCATCGCAGAAAAATGGCAGCAAAGCGGAAAACTGGTGACGCTGACTTCGTCATATGCGCGCGGTGTGAACTGGAAGGATGCGTTCATCATCATCGACGAAGCGCAATCATTCGACCTGGAAGAACTGCAAGCCGTACTAACACGCTGCCATGACAGCAGCAAAGTCGTAGTAATCGGTTCGACGCGGCAAGTCGATAACAAAAAACTACAAAGAATCGCTGGACTGACACCATTCGAAGTGTATATGGAGCACTTCAAAGGCAAGTTAGCCGTCTTTTGTAAGCTGGAAACAAACTATCGTGGCGACTTCGCTGAACACGCGGACGCCATTCAAGAAACCGTCAAACGCTTAAAGGGGGAATGAATTCATGATGGAAGCACTTAAACTTTTTGTGCTGCGGCTACAATTCTTTTTAACAGGAAAAGTCCCTGTGAAAGTCAAAAAGCTGCATCCTGATGTGGCGCTGCCGAAATACGCGAAGGATGGCGACGCTGGCTTCGACCTGGCGGCTATTCATGATGCATGGGTGCAGCCAGGTGAAACAGTCATTATCAAGACTGGGCTGGCGATGGCTGTCCCGAAAGGTTTCGAATTACAAATCCGTCCGCGTTCTGGGATGTCCGCAAAGACAAAGCTGCGCGTCGCAAATAGTCCTGGAACTGTCGACAGCGGTTATCGCGGAGAAATCGGCATCATCATGGAAAACATCGGCGACGAAGTTATCAACGTTTCAGCTGGCGACAGAATCGCGCAAGGTGTCATCGGTATCGTTCCTGCGGCGTCCTTCGTGGAAGTAGGTGAGCTGGACGAAACGGAACGCGGTGCTGGCGGATATGGTTCGACTGGAATGGCGTCCTAAAAGGGCGCCGTTCTTTTTTTTTGTCTGTGACAACTTCTGCGGGATTCGTACTAATAAATGAATGTGCGGCGCAATTGAAGCGCGTCGCACGCTATGAATTCTTCAAAAAGAAGGGGGACAGCTGATGAAAACGGATATGAAAGTCATACTGATGGCGCACTCACAGCTATCAGACAAATTCAAAGAAATCCTGGCGGACGGCGCCGAAGAACTAGCGCTGAAAGTCGAAGAAGGTGTTATCACAGATGGACAAATCAGCACGCTGACTGCCATCAGGACATGTTATTCTGCGAACTTGCCGACAGAAATCGCAATCAAAGAAGGTGAAAAATACTTCGGCAAGGTTGCGACTGATGGCGAAGGTGGAACGGATGCCGACAGATTGTTCCGTCATATCACGCGTTCAGGACATACGTCGACGCTGGAACACGTTAGCTTCACATTTGCGATTGAAGGAGTCAGCCGAGCACTGTTGGCGCAGCTTACACGTCATCGCGTGGGATTCAGCTTCAGCGTTCAGTCGCAAAGATACGTTCGACTGGGCAGCAAAGACCGCAGCGGAGGGATGAAGTATCTACTACCCGAATCCGTGAAAACGGAAGAACAGCGGGCTGCATTCGAATCCGCTATGGCGCAAAGTCAACTTTATTATGACAGGCTGCGCCAGCTAGGCATTCCGCCAGAAGATGCGCGTGCCGTTCTGCCGAACGCAACAGCGACAAATCTGGTGATGACGTCGAACCTGGCGGCGCTGCTATCCTTCTATGCAAAGCGACGCAAAGGGAATGGTGCGCAGCATGAAATCGCCGAACTGGCTGAAGCAATTCGGCGCGAAGTCGTGGCTGTTGAACCGTGGACGGATGCGTACTTTGAAGCGGCAACAGTGCCAAAGGGTGCGCACTAATTACTGATATGACGGACATTATCTGATAATTTCACGAAGAAGGAAAAAATTCTGAAATGAAATTATGTGACACATAAACTGACAGCCGTATTCAAAAGAGAAGCAAGGCTTCACAAAATAAATCATATGCGCTGAAGGCGCGGAAAGGTGGAATCGTTTATATGAAAACTTTCAAAGCTGGTGAAAAGGTAAGAATCGCAAAGGGCAATAATGGACATTCCTTCGCAGAAGGCACAGTCGTTACATTGTGCGAAGATGTGACAGAACATACACTTTTATTCGCTGCGGTGGATGATGACGGATTAAAGCAATTCCTGGAAATTGAAGATATTGAACCTATCACATCCGATGCCCTGCGTCCAGGCACTTCAGTTAAAATCGTGAAAGGTAACTTCACGCGCTTTCATGGCGACGGAATGGAAGGAAAAGTCGGCACGTTATTGCGACAAGATGGGGACAGAGTTTTCGTCGAAATCGAAGGCGATTATTGGTGGATGACGCGTGATGACATCGAAATCATCGAGGATAAGGGGGACGAAGGCGTGACGGAGGAATTAGAAGACGATTCAGACTTTGACTTCGACGACATCGAAGACTTCGACTTCAGCGAATTCGACGAATTCGACTTAGACGACGATGATAACGAAATCGACGAACCTTTTTTAGATGTTCCTGCGTTCAAAGTAGGCGACAAGGTGCGTGTCATCACTGATAATCCGTATTATGGATGGGGCAATGTAAGCAAAGGCGACGTCGGCACGATAATCGCGATTGACGATAAAGTCATTCGGGTCAACTTCCCTAAGCAATCCAGATGGAATGGACGCGCGGATGAGTTCGAACTCGTGAAAGAAGAAGAGGTGCGCTTCAAAGTCGGGGATATCGTCAAAGGCAAAAGTGGTGTTGAAAGATACCGCATAACGGATGAATCAATGACGCGCGCCGAAGTCATAGCTGTATTCGAAGATAGAATGATTATAAGAGTGCTGGAACATGAATCGAAGCCTAACTTCGTAGGAGAGGAATTTAGCGTGGAAATGGAATACTTCGAACTTGTCGAGGAAGCCAAAATCGACGTAGAACTGGTTACGCGACTTATCAAATCTTTGACAGAAGAACAGAAAACGATGCTTCGCGAATTATTATCATAAAGGGCTGAATATCAGCGCGGGGCGCACTTCTTGCGCTTCGCGCTTTCTTTATCGTATAACGAATAAATGGAAACGGGGGAATGATGAATGGATAAAATCGCGCTAATCGGCAAGGCAGGCAGCGGCAAGGACTACGTCGCGGAACATCTAGTATTCCATTGCGGATTCCAACGCTTTGCGTTCGCTGATGAATTGAAAAAAGTCGCATTCCAGCTGTTCCCTGAAGCATTCAGCAACGGACAAAAACCGCGCAAGCTGTTGCAAGAATTAGGGCAGAAAATGCGCGAGCTGGACGAGGAAGTGTGGATACGCGCACTGATGCGCCAGCTGAAACATAAAAAGCCAGAACGCGTCGTCGTAACGGATGTTCGCCAGACAAACGAATATATTGCGCTGATGAGGGCTGGCTTCGTTATGGTGAAAATCGACGCCAGGGATGAAGTACGCCTGGAACGTTTAAACAGACGAGGTGACCGCTTCACGCTGGACGACTTGAATCACGAAACGGAGCGCATTATCGACAGCCTTCCTGCGGATTATATTTTCACAAACAACGGCAACGGTGAAGATGACATCCTGGAACGGATGCGCTGGCTTGTCGCAGGGGGTGATATAGATGGGTGTTAGTCATTACGACATGAGTGCGGGACATCGCAAGCTAGAGCATCGCTTCCATTTGGAACGCGGAAAGGAAGTGAAGGCGCTGCTGCGCAAGTATCAGGAACTTTATGAATGGGCGATGCAATCAGGTGACTACGCGGTTGTCGACGTTCTGGTGGATGCATCGAGGGCGATGCGCTTAGCAAAGCTAACAGACAGACAAAAAGAGTGCATCGCGCTGCATCTTATCCTGGACATGAAGGCGTCGGATGTTGCGGACATCTTGGGAATATCACAGTCGCTTGTATCGCAAAGCGTCAATTCTGGTTGTTATAGAATCGCGCAAGTCTTCAAAGCGTGGAACTACATGGAAAGGGCGAATAAATGATGTTCAATCATGGCGACTATAACGAAACATTCAAGGAAATCGTGAACATCGCTTTCGAAAAAGCGGAAGCGGTGGATGACGTCGTGGAACTGGGCGGCGTTGAGTACGTCTTGCAAGACAGAAATCAACGCATGGCGTGGGTGGAAGCTATTACGGAACTATTTGTCATGCAAACAGGACAGCGCCCGCCAGGCGCGCAGCTTGACCGCCTAGCGACGTTTATCTTGCGCGAAGAATTGAAAGACAGAAACACAGGGAAGTACAAAAGGGTTGAATACCCGTTTCTGTCTGAACAGCAGATGCGGCGCAGACAGAGAAAAACCGTCAGCTTCGCAGCAGCGGAAGGAATCGCAACAGATGGACAAAACCATCGCACGCCAACAAGGCGCAAGCTACTGGTGAAAGAAATGCTGCATATCGACGAAACTGCGAGAATACGCAACAAAGAGCGCCGAAAAAAGTATGCGGAAGCCAGGAAGCCTGGAAAAGTCAAATCATACAAAATAAGTCGCCAGGAATAATCCTGCGCGACATTTTTTTTATTTTCGCTATTATAAATTATTTTCAACTATTTTCATCGAAGCTATTTTAAAAAATATAAGCGAATATATAAAAATTATCATTTATTTTTCTTTTCTACTCGAAATAATTCGCTAATTTCTATGTTTAAAGCATCTGCTATCGCAAAGAGATGCCAGTCAACGTGCTTGCTGCTTTTATCAAATCTGCTGATAGTTCCCTGGGACACGCCCGACTTTTCCGCCAGTTCCTGCTGGGTCATTCCTCTTTTCTTTAATATCTCGTGTAACCTTGGTGTAACAGAAATAGGTGTGTCATCCATATATTTATTCATCTATAACTTCCTTTCGCCCATAATTGACATAATCTATAAATAATACTATTCCCTAACGAATAAAATGTCAAACAGTATTCACAATTTTTAATGCGGCGCCGAAAAGATGGTATTTCTTATAATACAAAAACTACAAAACTATGATGAAAAATGCTAAAATAAACTAGAAAAGAAGATTCGAACAGAGGTTCGGATTCTAATTGTAAACGCATAGGGGGCAAGGATATGAGCAGCTTTTTTCCTGGTGATGTTATCGTTCCTAAACAGTCTGCTGACAATCATTATTCTATCGCAAATACCGATATGAAGCGGGCAGAAGTGTTGGATGTCCTGGAAGATGATAAAATCATTATCAAAGTAATACAGCATTCATTCGCTATATACGAAGGAATAGTGCTTAAAGTCAGCGAGCAGCATTATCGTCATATTGAAAAAGCACACCTTTGCGTCCTGGATGAGATACAAAGCATCCTGGACAAAGACATAGCAGAAGAACAGAAAATCGCCTTAATTCGCGGAATACTTGAAGGGGAAGAAGTGCATGAAGGAAATCGCCGCGCAACGTGGTGATGTTTACCTGGCGCTAGGTGCTAAAAGCCTATAACAAGCCTCTAAAAGCCTGTAACAAGCCACTAGGAACTTGAAACATACGACGCAAGAATCGAAGAACTTCTAAATATCGGCGCTAAGCCTTTTCGACGTGCAGCGTGTGACATCGCTGCCTTTTTTCGTATTCAAAGACGAATAAAACTGTTGAAAGGGGTGTGCTGCTTATTGTCATATATACCAGAAGATATGCGCGATGAACTGAAACGCCTGGCAGCGCAAGCAGAATGTCAAAAGCAGCGCATCCTGGAAGGCAACGGCGGAAGATATGATATTATTCCAGGAATCGCTTTTTCGCCAGACATGCGCCAGCTGCTATATGAAAAAACAGGTAGCCGTCAAATGGTTCATGAATGTGTCAGTTTATACGTTTACTTTTTGCAGCACGTTCACGGACGCCAGGATGGCGCACTATTCCTTTGGTGCGACCATACGCTTGACCAGGTGGCTTCAGGCGCGATGATAGACCGCAGACGCATCGGTAAAGTCGCTGCTGCACTGGAAGACTGCGGGCTGTTGATACGCAAGAAGGTGACAATCGGCGGTGTTCCGCGTGTATTCTATCTTCCGCTATATCCGACAAAAGGAGTGGATGAAGATAAATGACTGATAAGGAACGATTGGAAGAAATTAAAGGTAGGGTTTTGAAAGAACGCTGTACTTATACTGTTGGCGATGATTCAAGTAGCGAAGGATACAGATACATCTTGTCGGATGAAGATTATCGCTGGCTGAAGGAACAAGCAGAGCGTGTCGAAGAACTAGAAAAAGACTTAGACGAATGGAGAAACGAAGCTATTAAAGTATTCAAACGTTTTGAGGAGTATCAAGAAAGATATTTAGAAACAAAAGAAGTATTACATTCCACCGTTAGTGAAAACAAACGACTGCGCGAAGCACTTGAATTTTACGCTGTGGGAAATCATTATTCAGACAATCTGCATCATGACAAAATCATTTTATTGGATAACGGTGAAATCGCAAGGAAAGCATTGGACGATGCGGAATGAGTAACGCAAAGCACCATCACATACCGTGTGTATTAGCGATAATTGTGACGAAGGATGCGCTGGGAATCGCTGCGTTGTGTGGTTCGCCGCCGTTGTGCGCTGCGAGCGCGGGAATGGCGGTGACGTCTTTATGAAAGGAAAAATCGCGGCTGACCGTCTGGAAATCATCTTGCGTATGAAGCGCCGACTGGGGGAGGAATCGCAATATATGAACTGAAGCAATAGCACAAGATATTGTTTATATATAAGCGCAGGATATTATATAAGCGTATATAAGCGTTTATTTATTATATATAAAATAATTAAAACATGTTTCATCCTATCGGATGAAAAGAACCTAATAAGAAATCATATATTATGAGAAGTCCTCATAATATATGTTAAGTTCCAAAACATTTTATAATATGTTGCGTTAAAAATTCATAAAAAATTCATATTTTCATATTCATATAACGAAAGAGTGACGGTGTGATGGCGCCAGGTGTGCGCTGTCATAGCGTACTTTTTTGTGTATTGTTACGCAAGTCGTAATATTTGTAACAAAAATGTAAAGAAACTTTTTGCATGTAAACTATTATAAAAGTTTGCGGAACTTAACGTATATTATGAAGGCTTTATCCGCAAGGATAAACGTGTTTTATATCTTTATTATATAAGCGTTTGAAAGCGCTATATAAGCGTTATATAACATAATGAATAAAAATGACAAATGATGCCGAAACAATGCGGCATCTTTTTTCTTGCGTAATTTTTACATGGGGGAGTCTTTAATGGGGCGAAAAAGCGGCGCCATTCTGTTTCAATATGGCTGCGCTTAATGCGCCGTATGGTTCGAATGGGTTGATTGTTATGTGGTGGTGCGCCTATGGCTGGCGTTATGGCTGGCGTTGGTGTGGTGATATGGGTAGCGTATGGATGGCGCTGGTGTGGCGCAGGTACGGCGTTATGGGTAGCGCAGGCAAGCGGATTAAATAGGGGTAGTTTATCCGCCGCGGCGTCCCGCACACAGCCGCTTCCAAAAATCGCGGGGTCTTGCGCCTGGCTGTCGTATGCAAAACATCGTTCATACGCAATCGTTCACAAGCGCGTCAAACCGCGCCATATCAACGTTTGCATAAAATCATGTATAAACGCCTTTCTGCGCAAGTTCGTGAAATGCTTTTATATCAACGTTTGAAAGTCGCTTGCAGTCCGTCGGTCAGATGACCGTATCACTACAAAGTGAATACGTCATACAAAACTTTGCATAAAATCGTCTGGCTGGCGAAAGGGGGGCGGGGGTGCAGGCGGCGGGAGGGCGTCACAAGTGCCCGATATTTTCTTACAACTTTTCAAAAGTCGCGGGGTCAATCCGCCTGCATCCGCTGCGCATTCCGCTTACATCAGCGCCACAATACGGCCACAATGCGCAGCACAATCACGCCTGGACTGGCGCAAAGACAATCATCTGGCTGTCGTTGATATCAAAACGTCTACCGTATGGCGCCAGAAGCGTCTGGCTGATGTCAATGCAAGCGCAAAGAAATGCCAGAACAAATGGCGGCGCGATTTTTCGATTGCAAGATGTCGTCTATTTGCGCTTGAAAACGACATTACGGCGCGGGAATGCGTTAAAGCAGCGGACAAATACACTTACAAAGGGGCGCAAGAAATGGAAATCAAAGTGGGAGGAATTCATTATTCAATCGAAGCGAAAGAAAACGTCATGAAAGACACAGGCAGCTTGGGCTTCTGCGATTATGAAGGGGCGCGCATCGTCGTAGACGCTAGCCTTGCGCCTGAACGCATGCAGCAAGTCATTATTCATGAATTGACGCATGCCATCATGTATGAAGCGGGCTTCGACGAGCAAGACGAAGATATGGTGAACCGCTTCGGCATCGTATTGCATCAAGTTCTTTGCGATAACTTCACATTCGGAACGCCAGAAGAACTGGAAGCAGCGTTCAAGGAAGCTGTCGATGCGAAAAAGAGGACGCAAGAAAAAGCCAATATCGGCTTTCGTCCGCGAGAAAAAGGGGGTGACGAAGAATGGCACGACGAGAAAAATATGACGCGAGCAAACTGAAAAGAGGGCAGCGCGAAGCTGCATTCTTGCTAATGGAATACGCATTCGGCGAAAGCAAGTATCATAACAAGACGGAAATCGCAGAAGCAGTGGGAGTGACACGTCAGACGCTTTACAACTGGGAAACGAAAGACCAGAACTTCATAGCGCTGCTGAACGACTTGACTGAAACATTTATGGAATCGCGCCGCAGCGAAGTCTATGCGCATCTATTGAAGAAGGTGCGCCAGGGCAGCACGCGCGGAATCGAATTATATCTGAAAAATCGCGGATTGTTGCAAGAAAAAGTCGAACACACGCACATCGAAGAAGCTGGCGACTTAACTGAACGCCAGAAACGCCTGGAAGAGCGTCTTAGAAAGCTATACGCAGAAGAAGAAAAGGCTGCGTCGCAAGATAATGATGAGTAATGCGTAAAAGCGGCGCCAGCTTTTGTTACTTTGCGCAAAAGCGGCGCCCGTCTTTTATATCTTTTAACAAAAAATGGATTAAATATGAACATTTTGTGAACATTTTGTGAAACCTATTATAAAATGTTTTGGAACTTAACATATATTATGAGAACTTCTCATAATATATGATTTCTTATTAGGTTCTTTTCATCCGATAGGATGAAACATGTTTTAATTATTTTATATATAATAAATAAGCGCTTATATACGCTATATACGCTTATATAATATCTTGCGCTTATAAATATAAAAAATATCTTGCGCTTATAGATATAAACAATATCCTGCGCTTATAAATATAAAAAATATCATTTTCTTATAAATATAAACAATATCTTGCGCTTATATGCAATATAAATAACACTTTGCGACACAAAGGGGTGAAAAGGAATAAGTGGCGTTTTTTAACGGTGAGTGGCTAAAATACGACGAGCGCGCCGACGCCATTAGGTTGTTGCGCGAAAATATAAAAATATATCACCAACTGATGAAAGCGGGCGAAATGACAGAAGCCGACTTTGCGCAGCTGGAAGTCGACTTGGACGACTTGGAACGCCTTGAGCGCGTCCATCGCGGCGAGCACGACATGCTGTTCTTCATGTACGAATATTTCAGCGAAGAACGCAATCCTGGGAATCCTGATAATCTTATTCCTGCGGGCGTTACAATCGACCAGGCGCCGTGGTTCCATCAGGAACTGTGTCGCTTGCTTGACGAAATCAGCCGCGGGAAGGTACATCATCACGTCGCCTGGTCAGTGGGACGTCAGCACGCAAAAACTGCGTATTTATCAAACGGCTTCCTGTGTCACGAAGTCGTCTATCGTCTGCGCAAGTACATTGTACTAGTATCAGAAACGACAGACGTCGCTGGGGACTTTATAACTTGGACGGCGAATCAGTTAAAACATAATCAAAAATTGCGCCAGGACTTCGGCGAACTGTTGAATCCAAAAAAGGCGCTGAACGAAGCTGATAACAGATACGAATTCGTCACAACATCTGGCACAAAAGTCGAAGCGAAAGGTGTCGGGACGCAGATGCGCGGGCTGCGACATGGTGCGACGCGTCCAGACTTATTCCTGTTGGACGATTTAGAGTCGAAGAAGAACACAAACACGCCAGAACTTCGCAAACAGAATAAAGACTGGTTCCGCGAAGAAATGTTGCAAGCCTTATCGAAGGACGGCGGCATCTGCGTCTACATGGGTACAATCGTTCATCACGACAGTCTGTTGAACTACGTCATAAAGGAACGGAAAGACTTCGTCAGCCGCAAGTTCCCTGCGATATTGAAATGGTCAGAGCGCCAGGACTTATGGCAGAAATGGCGCGAAATATATCGCGAGGATGCGGAGGACAGCGTGCGGCGCGCCGATGCGTTCTTCGAAGCTAACAAAGAAGAGATGCTGCGCGGAACCGCTGTTTTGTGGGAAGCGCGCTGGTCTTATTTGGACTTAATGAAAGTCTTGGAAAATGAAGGCGCAAAAGCATTTAATCAGGAATACATGTGTAATCCGATAGATGAGGAATCGCAGGTGTTCAAGCTGGAAGACATGTATTTTTACAGAATGGAAGAATTGCCCGATAATCTTGAATACTATGCGGGTGTCGACTTTGCGATGGGTAAAGAGAAGGGCGACTATTCCGCAATCATCGTCGTTGGGAAATCACCTAACGGCGTTTTTTATGTCGTCGACACATACGTCGAACGCGTCCATCCAGACGTCCTGCTGGAAAAGGTAACAGAAATGACGATGAAATGGCAGCTGGCTGGTATTGGCGTCGAAGCTATTCAGGCGCAAGAATGGTTCGCCGATAAACTTGCGCAAAGTCTAATTATAGCTGGATATCCTGCGCTGACAAGGCTGAAGAAAATCAAACACAGAACACGCAAGGAACTTCGCATTGAAGCGCTGCTACCTGACATACAAGGCGGACGCATCCGCTTCAGAAAAGAGCAACGGGCGCTGTTGGAACAGCTGGAACTTTATCCGTCGCATGACCATGATGACGCTCCCGACGCTTTATCAATGGCTATTACGACAGCAAAAGAAAACCATGTTCAAATCAGGATGGCGCGAAAAAGAATGAGATGAAAGGGGGAATGGGTAGATGTATGTAGACTATAACATTTTAACGCCGCAGCAGATGGATGAATTGCTTTTCAGTCCGTTCGAAATCGCGCTTGGTGAAGAAACACGCGAACGAATCCGCAAGCAACTCGAAAACTATGACTATTATGAGGGCAAGCAGCATATGAAAGATGGGCGCCTGGTTCGTCCTGACGAACTGGAACGTCCTGCTGGGCTTGACTACGACCCGACGCGCTTTTACACGAACTATTTCAAGACATTCATTCAAAAGAAGGCGCGCTGGCAAATGGGCGGACATCATGGCATCACAGTCGAACCGAAGCAGCTGGATGCGCTAGAAGACACAATCAAACCAGACTATCAACCTTCTGAAGCGCAGAAAAGAGAAAACAAGCGCGCTGCGGACTATGAGCGGCTGCTGAATCAATTGTGGAAAGAAAACAGGATGCGTGAAAAGCTGATGCAAGCCGCGAAAGACAGATTGATAGCGGGACGCGTTGGCTGTAAAATCGTTTTCAATCCGCGCACTGGGAAAATCAAATGGGTGTTCCGCCCTGATACAGAAATCATTCCAGTATATTCAGACGATGACTTCGAAGAGCTGCTGGCTGTTCACTTCGTCCAACTTCGCGGCAAGGGCGATGCGCAATACATCTGGAAGCAGACATTCAGCATGGAAGAAGACGGCTTTTGTTATCTGGAAGAAGCGGAATTCGATATGCAGCTGAACCGCATCCGCACAATCACTGAAAAAGAGAGCATGGAAATCGACTTCATTCCAGTCGTCCTGTTCCCGATTGAAGACTTGACAGGCGACGACGTCACGAATGATGAAATCGACGACATGCGCCAGCTGACCGATGTACTGAACAAGCTGAATGAAGACGCCATCGACAGCTTGAAATTCGAGATGTTCCCGATGACTGCGTTCCTGGGAGTACCGCCTGGGACGACTGACAAAGTGAACGTGGCGCCTGGTGCGATGTTAGAAATCGCACAACAAGGAATGAGCGAGGGAATGGCGAAGCCTGACGTCAAGAAAATCGAATCGGGCTTCACTTGGGGCAGCGCCTTCGATGAAACCTATTCACGCTTGAAGGCAGCGCTGCATGAAGTCACAAGTATTCCGAACATCGTGCCGCAAGAACTGAACTTCGGGGGCTTGAATGGCGAAGCGCTGCATGTACTGTTTCATTCGATTATCCAGGAAACAGAAGAGCACTGGCTTGTCTGGGGAAGCAGGCTTGCTGAACTACACGAAAAGACTGTGCGCTATTTGCAAGCGCGGCTTGACCGCGATGTCTTCGGTTATGACAAAGAAGTCGTGCGCGCAATCGGTAACGATTATGACAGTACTATAAAATTCCAGCTTCCACTGCCAGACAACCGCAAAGAACTGGTGGAACTTCTTTCACTGGAAGTTTCAAGCGGCTTCGAATCCTTGAAAGGTGCAATGCAGCGTTTGGGCGTGGAAAATGTTGCATACAAATCCGCAGAAATCGACAACGAAAAAGTCGCAAGGATGCGCATGGCTGACCCTTACGGCGATGCGGTGACATCCTTTGCGCAAAATCCTGAAGAATATGGCGCTGCTGAATAATCGCGGCGCCTTTTTCTTGTCCTACGTTATGACGTTAAACTGACGGAAATAACAGTCGACGGACTAAAAACGGAAAGGGGAATGAGCAATGGAAGAAATCAAAAACAAATATCCTATGCGTTTAGACTTGCAATTCTTTGCGGAAGGTGGAAATGATGACGACAATCCGCCAGCTGATGATGAAATTAAAGAAGACGACGAGCACGAAGGTGGCGAAAGGAAAATCGAGTTCACGCCTGAACAGCAAGAATATATTAATCAGCTAATAAAGGAGCGGCTCGACCGCGACCGCAAGAAACGCGAAAAGGAAGCGGAACAGAAACGCCTGGAAGAACAAAACGAGTATAAAAAGCTGTATGAACAACTGAAAGAAGAATACGAAAAGCTGCAAGATGACATCAAGGCGAAAACAGTCGACGGACTAAAAACGGACTTGTTAGTGAAAGCGGGCTATGCGCCAGACCAGCTGGACTTCGTGAAGAGCATCTTGCGCGGCGAAACAGAAGAAGAAATCCAGGCAGCAATCGCAGAAGTCAAAAAACATATTCCGCCAAAGAAGCAAGCGATTGACCCGCATCCTGGAAATCCTAAGAAGGAGCAGGCAGCGCAGAAAGGGCTTGAGGAAAAAGGGCGCAGCTTGTATGAACGAATCAAATCAAAGCGCGGGCGCTAATCAGTCGCCAGGCGCTATGAAATAAAACATCAACAAGGAGGAAATACGCATGGCACTTCAACCATATCGCAGCAATTACGTCAGTGGTAAAAACATCCTGGCGTCTGAACACGTTCAATTCATCGAAGGTGGTGCGACATTAGACGCAGCTGCTATCGGCGCAAAGACGCTTGAAGCTGGGACTGCCATCGCACGTAATACGACAACAGGGAAATTCGAGGAGTATGTCGAAACGACGCCTGGTACCTTAGAACCTGGTTTCGACGAGTTCGCAATCCTGAATGTCGACGTGAAAGTGGACGGAGTAAACGACGTCATCGTCGGCGAAGTTATCGTGCGCGGGTCTGTGTACGATGCAAAAGTTATCGGCGCGACAGACGCTTTCAAAGCTGCGAACGATAATATCCGTTATGTAAAGCATATCTAACATAGCAGCCTAACTGAATAAAAATAACAAGGGGGAAATAAAACATGGCTGGAATCTCACATCTTGACGAATTCAAGCGTGAAACGCTTCGCGGACTTGTGGATGAAACGCAAAAAGACCGCGTGCCTACGCTTGCAGACCGCTTTTTACCAGAATCACAAATCTATTCACGCACATTCGCTTATGACATCATTAAAAACAGTCAACACATCGCTGCGATGATTGGATACGGCGCAGAACCGCCAGTCGTTGACCGCGATGCTGTCGCTAAAATGCATGGCGAAATCACAAAGATGGGCTTGAAGTATGTCGTGACTGAAGACGAACTTCTTTCTATCTTTGAAGCACGCAACGAAGACGAAAGAACAAATACAATTGACCGCCTTGTCATGAAAGGCGTCGACCTTGTCGAAGCTATCCAGAAACGCATCGACGTCATGAAAATGGAAGCAATCACGAAAGGGAAGTTCGAGTACAACGCAAACGGCGTCAAAGCTGTTGTGGACTTCGGAATTCCTGCGGAACACAAAATCGCGCTTACAGATGGCGATGACTGGGACGAAACTGACCGCGATATTATCGGCGACTTACTTGAATGGGTGGCTACTTACGAAGAAGCAAACGGTAAGCAGCCTGACGCTATTCTTGTGAGCCGTGAAGTATTCAACCGCATGGCTAAAAATCAGCTAATCATTACAGAAGCTGGACGTCCTGCTGGTTCATTGCGCGCAAGCCTTGAAGATGTTCAAAGCGTACTTGCAGCGAATGGTTTACCTGAAATCACAATCGTGACAGACCGCAAAGTCACTGTGAAGAATCCTTACACAGGACAAAACGAAACAATCGAATTCATGCCTGTGAATCGTGTCGTCTTCGTATCTGAAGGCGTGGGCGAATTCTTGCTGGGCGTAACTGTCGAAAACGACTTCCGTCCTGGAATTGCGCTTGACGCATACGACAAGAACGAGCCTGTGGAATCTGTTCTTCGCGCTGTTGCAGCTGGCTTCCCTGCGGTAATGAAGCCAGAACTACTTCTTCATGCCGACGTATTCCCTGGCGCTTAATAGTGTGTAGGAAATACGCTATGCGATAGCGTAACATCTGGCGGGCTTCGTCCCGCCTTTAACTTCTAATAACTTCTAGTAACATCTAACAACTTCTAGGGGGTGCGCATAGTGGCAAAAGTCAAAGTGGAAGTTCTGGGCGCAATAGTCGGCAACAAGAAAAAGGGTGAACAGCTTGAACTTGAGCAATCGCAAGCGGAATATCTGCAACGCATTGGCTATGTGAAAGTCCTAGACGAACCGAAAAGGGCTGAAGAAAAATCGCAGCCGAAGAAAGAAGAACCGCAGCCGAAAAAGCCTATTTCACGAAAAAAATCTTCTTCAAAATCTGAATAACAAAAGGGGGCGTGGCATTCATGGCGACATTACAGGACATGACTGCGCGCTTGCTGGCAAAGTTTCGAAATGTACCGAACGTGACGCAAGAAGACGTTGAAGCGTGGTTGACTTCAGCACTTCACCAGCACGGAAAGTCTGACTTTTCGCTGGTACCAGTGGAAGAAGAGCATCTTGTCTTAATTCTTGCGCAGGCAGAAGGCGCGCGTGACATCGCTATGATGACCGCGCACTACTTCAGATATACGGACAACGATGAACAAGTCGATAAGTCGATGGTATCTGAACAGTATCGGAAACTATCGGACAGCCTTCTGAAGGAGTACGAACGGCGACGTTCAAAGCTAGCATCGCAGAATGTCCGCTTCAGATATGCTAAACGCATAGACCGATGAAGGGGGTGTGACTTATGACGCCAGAAGAACGCCAGCAGCGGCTGTTCGTGCTGATGGAACGTGCAGTCATGGACTTCGAAAAGCTGAATCGGCGGCACATTGTTTTTATGTTGCGTGAAATCGAACGCGTTCGAAACGAACTGACTGACATGTTGTTGCAATATGCCGACAGCGATGGAACAATAAAGCGGAATCGTATCCAGCAAATCTTGCGCGAACTGGATAAAATCGAAGTAGCAATGCGTGAAACAACGCTGGAAGGCATGAAGCAAGTAATATCTGAAAGCGCACAAGCTGCTGTCGACGGTGCGCAAACAGCACTAACACAATCGCTTGGAAGCGCAGTAGTCACAGGTATGAAGTTCGACACAATCAGTCGCGATGTCCTGGTTTATTTATCGACGCGCTTCAGTCCCGATGGGCTGGTGCTGTCTGACCGCATCTGGCAGCTAACAGGCGAACAGCGTGACGCATTGAATAATGTCATCCGTTCTGGTATTCTACAAGGCGCAGGAGTCACAAACCTAATCGCACAAGTGCGCCGTGTGTATGAAACTGATACATGGAAAATACGTCGCATGGTAATAACAGAAGGGAATACTGCTTATCGGGTAGCGACATCTTTCGCAGCACGTCGTTCCGACATTCCGATGATGCTGAAAATCGTCGACAATCCTGGACATAAAAATCACGAAAGACATAGATGTTCAATTCTTGCGCGTCAAGACCGCTACGGCAAAGGCGCTGGTGTTTACAAGCCAACTGATGCGGAAATATTCAACCCACATCCGAACTGTACCGCGACTTTGCGCTATGTCATAGACGAAGATTGGATGAAGCAGCGCTATTCACAACAGCCGCAAATGCCAGCGGAAGAATCAAAAGAAGCGCCGCCGCAAGACAATCAGCTGACGCCTGACGCTGACCCTATTGCGACATTAGGTTCCGTAAAGAACACAAAAGAAGCAATCGCATGGGCGAAGCGTAACGTCGGCGACTATATCGAATATGACTTTAAAGACTATGACTTGAGCAATGCGCTGGAAATGAATCGGGCGATGTTGACGATGAAACAACGTTATCCAGAAATGATGGAACGTATAACGTATATCGGAACCATTCAAGAAAAGAACCGCAGGAAGTATGAACACGACATCGAGCGCCTTATCTTACACAACTTCAGTATAAGCAGCTACTGGAAGCAACGTATCAAAGATGTCGGCGAAGAACAAGCAAGAAAAGAACTACGCGACGCTATTGTGCGCGGCAAATACGTCAAACGCGCGAAGACAAGTAGCTATACGAACGCACAGGCTGGTTATTACACGAAGCCAGATGGGACACGCGAAACTTATGTGCTGCTGAACAAAATCCGCGCAAAAGACAGCCAGGAATTCCAACGAATCAAAGAACAAAGCGCGAAGCAACAATGGTCTGCTGTTGGAAGCCGTTATGGTACCTTTATTCACGAATTCGGTCATCAGGTGGACTACTTGCTGCAAGATGCTGGGCTTGCGACGTTCGCCGATGAACTTTGGAACGAATACAGACAGCGTCCATTGCAATGGTGGCATCAAAACATCAGCGAATATGGCAGCACAAAACGCGCCGAAATGTTTGCGGAACTTTTCAGCGAATACGTCGTAAAAGGTGACGAAGCCAGAAGTATCGCGAAGCAATTCGGTGAAATGCTGGAAGCGGCTATGGCGAAATATCGCGCAGGGGGGAATAGCTGATGGACTTGAATCGTCCAAAATTTATGGATAGTGAATTCTTCGTCGCTGAACCTGGGAACTGGCGCCTGTTGCCTGGTGCGCCGCAATACGTCCAGGAAGAATTCACAAAGTATATGGAAGCAATCAACGAAGGCGGTAACGAGGACATCGAACTTGTCGACATCCTGGACGATGCGGACGAATAAAACAAAAGGAAGGGACACGAAATGCTGACGCCAGAAGACATTCAGTTCATTAAAGACAATCGCCTGGAAATCACTGCGAATCGTACTGTCACAATCACGGCGCAGCGTGTCACACAATCGGGTAAACATCCTATCACTGGGGAGCCTATCGAAACAACCGAACCTGTGACATTCGAAGTCGTTCTGAAGGATATAGACAGCTTGCGCAGCGGCGAACGTTCGACTGTGGAAGGCATCGAACTGCAATCAGATGATATTCTGGTCAGCTTCTTTGCGGATGCGGACTTGACAAATATTACAGACTTCGAATATAAGGGCAAGACTTACCGCTTCGTAGCGATAGATGAGCGCGGCATCGGTCAAACAAACCGCTTCGAAGTCATCGCAAGGCTGGTGCGCTAGAATGGCGCGTCGCGGTGGATTACGCATACGCGTCGAAGTACGTGGCATTGACGAAGCTATCCGTCGCACTAAAAAAGCACGGGAACAGCTGCTGCGGGAAATCGACATTGACGTAGAAGTGACAACTCTTGAAACAATCAACAAAGCACGCGATGCTGCGCCTATCCTGACAGGGAAGCTGAAAGAAGGCATACAAATCATTCCGCAAGACACGAAGCCGCTGTCAAGAACATGGGGCGGACTTGCCGAATATACGCGCCGCCAGGAATACGAACACAAAACTAAAAAGGGCTTCATGAGGAAAGCACAATGGGCAGCCAGAACGGCTTTGCGTGAACGCGTTCGTCAGACTATCGCAAGAATAGGGGGCAGCGTTTAATGCTGAATAATATTCAATATTCAATCATCAAACATCTGGAAGCTGCTGTTCCTGAAGCGCAGGATGTCGTCTGGCATTATGACGGTGTCAATCTGTCCAACAAGCCGAAGCCGTTCATCCTGGTGGAAGATGTGCAGACGGATATTTTCAGTATGGAGGCATCGCGAAATGATTATCGCGAAGAATATCATCTGCAAATCGGAATCTTCGGGAACAGTGAATTCGAACGAAATCAAATAACGGAATCCGTCAAGCAGGCACTACAAGCTGACGACATTCCGCTTTATGATACGCGCCAGACGACGCCAGTCGTTATCGGCGCCTTTTTTATGCAGATTGACCGCGTGACGCCGATGAATCAGTTAAGTGTGGAAGATGACACACTGAAACATCGTGCATATTTGGACGTCACTGTGGTTATTTATCGCGCCAGAAATGGCGCGTTCACTCAATAATAAAACAAGGAGGAAATCACGATGGCTGTAAAGACTGGACAATATGCGAAAGTCACAATGGACGTGCAAGGCACGCCAGTAGAACTCATGAAACTGCGCGAATGGTCAATCTCTATCGAATCAAACAAAATCGACACAAGTGCAGCGCAACAAGACTATGAAACACATGAAATCGGGATGCTTTCGTGGGAAGGTGATGCGACTTGCATCGACGCGGACGTGTTCTGGTTCGCATATCTGACAGACAAAGTCGTCATCGACTTCTACGACAAAGCGGATGACGCTTATCCTGCGTTCCGTGGAACGGCATCAATCGACGTGGAACGCTCCGTAAGTTATGACGACGTAATCGAAACGACCGTCACATTCACTGGCGACGGCGAACTAATCGACGGCAGCACAATCACGCCGTAAACACTCGTAATGCGATAACGCAAAGCGAATAAACTTGCCAGCATAGCGCAGCGCACGCGAAAAGCGGTATCCCGAACCGCCTGGCTGGCAATAAAAATCGGGAAAATCTAAATTAAAATTCTTCGGGGGAATGAAAAATGGCTAAAAAATTCGATGTTAAAGCAATTCGTCAAAAAGTATTAGCTTCTGATGATGTTAAATATGACACAGTCTACGTGGAAGAATGGGACACAGAAATTCCCGTTAAAACGCTGACTGGTGCGGACTTAAAGAAGGTTATGAAGGCGGGGAAAGATGACCATATCCGCATGACAATCCTTGCGGTTCTTTACGGATGCGAAACGCCAGAAGGTGAAAAAGTCTTCGAAGAAGCTGACCTGGCTGTCTTTGAAAACAAGAAAAGTATCAAAGAAATCGCGCAGCTGGCAAAAAGAATCTTCGAATTGTCTGGGCTTACTGAAGATATGCAACAGCAAGTAAAAAACGACTAACCGCCGACCCGATGACGCGCGCGCTTTATGAAATCGCCGACGCGCATGGCATGACGGTTGGCGAACTGACTGGCGAACGTCGTCGCTATTCCCGCATACATGTTCCAGAATCTTTGCGTCCATTGGTAGGGCAGGACTACATTCACATTGAACACTTCGACGAAGGAATCAATGCAAATGAAATACAGTTCTGGAAAGTCTTCTGGGAAATGAAACGCAAAGAGGAAGAACGAGAAGCGCAACGAAAGCGCGGAAGAAGATGACCCTGGCGGCAAGGCGCTGGGGTTGTTTTTTATTTATATTTGAAAGGAAGGGAAAAGCATGGCTGACATTCAGTTCGTCATTAGTGCGATTGATAACTTTTCGAGTACGTTCGACAGGTTAGACAGCGTTCAAAAACAAGCCGCTGGGGTGGCAAAAGCCGTCGGGGCTGGAATGATGGCAGTAGGAACATCGACAGCGGCAGGGCTGGGCATGGCTATCAAGACTACTGCCGACTTTGAAAAAGCCATGTCACGCGTCGGCGCATTATCTGGCGCGACGGACAGCGAACTTGCAAAACTTACAAAGACTGCGGAACAATTAGGCGCTAAAACCGTCTTCAGCGCAAGTGAAGCCGCAGAAGGTATGTCATATCTTGCGATGGCTGGCTATGACACGAATGAAATCATCGCAGCGATGCCAGGGCTGTTGAACGCGGCTGCTGCGGGGCAGATAGACCTGGCGAGCACCGCAGACATCACTTCAAACATCTTGTCGGGCTTCGGTTTGCAAGCATCCGAAACAGCACGCGTCGCTGACGTTCTGACAAAGACATTTACGTCTAGTAATACTAACCTATCAATGTTGGGCGAAACGATGAAATATCTTGCGCCGACAGCGAACGCACTAGGTATGGAATTGGAAGAAATGTCCGCTGCTGTTGGTTTATTAGGTAACGCGGGAATTCAAGGTTCAATGGCTGGTACATCGCTTGCGATGTCTTTAACACGTTTGGCATCCCCGACAAAAGAAGCCGCGGAAATCATGCAGGAACTGGGCTTCAATGCGTTTGACGCGAACGGAAAAATGCTGCCGCTGCACGAAATCATCGGACGGTTGACAACCGCAACCAGCAAATTGACAGACGAGCAGAAGCTGCATGCAATCAGTACAATCTTCGGCGCTGAATCTATGAAAGCAATCCTGACGCTGATGGAAGCGGGAGAAGACACGTTAGTCGATTTTACGAAAGAGCTGCGGAATGCGGGCGGAGCAGCGGAAGAAATCGCAAACAAGCAGTTAGATAACTTAATGGGACAGTTAGAAGAACTGCAAGGGGCGCTGGAAACGGCGGCAATATCTATCGGAAACGCGCTGCTGCCAGTAATCAAGTTCATGGTGCGCGTCATCCAGGGCGCTGTCGAATGGTTCAACAATCTGACTGAAGGTGAAAAGCGTTTCGTCGCCTTTGCGCTTGCTATTTCATCTGTCATGGCAATCGCGGGCGGTGCACTACTGGTATTCATTGGCTTCTTGCCGATGCTTGTTGAAGGGCTTAAAACTGTTGCCACCGTATTCGGGATATCAGTCGGAACGATGATGACATACGCAGGCGTCGTGTTCGGTGTCATCGCTGCTGTCATCGCACTTGGCATCGCCATCTATATGCTATATAAACGTTCGGATACGTTCAAAGCGTACTTTGAAAAAGCTATGAATGCTGTTAAAGCTGCTGGGATTGCAACATTCGGCTTCTTGAAACAAGCGGCGCAAGCAGTTTCTGAAGTCTTCAGGACTGACGTCATTCCTGCGCTTCAGGCGTTCTGGTCAAAAGCGTCCGAAGTATTCGGGAAAGTCTTGGGAGTCGTGGCGCCTATCGTCGACACTGTCGTAGACAAGGTGAAGAACTTCGGAACTAACCTACAAACTGCGTTCACAAAAGCGATGAACCTGGACTTCAGTGGAATCGCAGAAGTCGCGGCAAAATTCATTCCGACACTTATCGGCTTGTTATTAGGCGGAATTCCGCGCCTGATTATCGTCGGTACGAACCTAATTAGCGCAATCGCTGACGGAATGGGCTTGACTGTTCCTGAACTGATGGACAAAGTCGTCGAATTCGTAACTGGAATGATTGATACATTCCTTGCGAATCTACCGCTGTTCCTGGACGCAGGCATTCAAGTCATTGTAGGAATACTGGACGGAATCCTGTCGCAAATTCCGACAATCCTTAATGTTATCACGCAGCTTGTGACTTCATTCACTGAAACGCTGACGGATGCGCTGCCTTTATTCATTGAAGCGGGCATTCAAATCCTGACTGCGCTAATCAGTGGAATCGGAACGGCGCTTCCGCAAATCCTGACTACCGCAATTAAAGTCATCACAACTTTAATTGGCGCAATCGTCGCAGCGCTGCCACAAATCCTTCTTGCGGGAATTCAAGTACTGATGACACTAATCAATGGAATCGTTCAAATGCTTCCGCTAATCATCGAAACAGGAATCACGCTTCTGATGTCCCTAATTCAAGGAATCCTTTCAGTGCTGCCGCTGCTTATCGAGTCGGCTATCACACTAATAATGGCAATCGTGACGACGCTGATTGAGGCACTGCCAGCGATTATTGAAGCAGGTATTCAAATCCTGTTTGCGCTGGTAGAAGGACTTATTCAAGTTCTTCCTATCCTAATTGACGCAGCAATCACGCTTTTATTCGCAATTGTGGACACACTCATTCAGAACTTACCTGCCATTCTAACCGCTGGTATCAAGCTGGTGATGGCTTTAATCGACGGACTTATTCAGATGATTCCGATGCTGATTGGCGCAGCAATCACGCTGGTAATCACGCTAATCAAGGAAATCTTGAATCATCTGGATGACATATTTGCTGCGGGCGTGGAATTAATTCTTGCGCTTGTAGACGGTTTACTGTCCATCATAGGGGAAGTTATCAGTGCTGCGCTTAAAATCGGCAGGGCAATCCTGGACGAAATCAGCAGCATCGACTTATTCGACATCGGGAAGGACATCATCCGCGGATTGATAAACGGTATCGGCTCGATGGTTGGCAGCGTCGCGGCAAAAGTGAAAGAAATCGGTGGCGCCATCTCTGGCGGAATCTCAAAAGTCCTGGACATCCATTCACCTTCAAAAGTCATGATGCAGATGGGTGAATGGACAGGCGAAGGAATGGCAATCGGTCTATCAAACATGGTGGAAACTGTGCGCAAGAGCGCGGAAATCATGGGGGCTGCCGCCATTCCGAATATGTCCGAAGTCAAGGCGCCTAATATGGCAACAGTTCGCAACTATCGCAGCGGCGGCGTTTATCCTGCGGCTGCGTATGACTACAAACCGACGCCAGCTACTGTTACGGATGCGCAGCCTGTCGAATATTTCTTTGAAATTCCTGTCGTAATAGATGGGCGTGAAGTGGGACGTGCGACAGCGCGCTTCACTGACGAAGAACTTCGTCGAATGAAATTAAACAAAACAAGGGCAAGGGGTGCTGTTAAATGATAGATGTCATTTTTAACGGCGTCATTCTCTCGAACTACGCAAAAATCTTGGACGTGCGGCGTGATATTCTTGCGCCGCGTGTTCTTCAAACGCTTAACGTGCCAAAACGCGACGGCGTTTATTTATTCGGGAAAAAGAATGATGCGCGAATCTTTGAAGTCGACATCATGTTCATTGGCGACATCGAAACGAAGCGGGCGCAGCTGGCTGAAGTATTGGATACAGACGTCCTGGTTCCGCTGGAATTTAGCGACAAGCCTGGCGTTGAATATCGCGCCATTCTTACTGAAGACACGCAGCTGACGCAAGCGATGCATACGGCTAGGGCTACGTTGCGCTTCCTGGTTGCTGAACCGTTCGGATACGGTGCCAGCTATCTTGCGACTATTCCGTCAACAAACTTAGACGGAATCGAAAACATCGAAATCTATGGCGATGCACCCGTTTTTCCAGTCATCAAGGCAACGTTCACGCAAGATACGCCAGCCTTCGCCGTAATAGCTGGGGACAGGTACCTGCAGCTGGGAACGTTCCAGGACACTGAAACGACGCCGAAACCTTATGAAGAACTTATTTTCTGGGACAGATGCGAAAGCCTGACTGGATGGACGCCCCTATCTGGGACACTCGAAGATAATCAACTGACTGGCGCAGGAATCGTCACAAACGGCTATTCCTTCAGCGTTCAAGACTTCGGAGAGGGCAACGCATGGCATGGTAGCGCAATATCGAAGCCATTAGATGAACCGTTGACAGACTTCTTATTCCAGGCAAAAGTGCAGATGAAAAGTATAGGGAATGATGCTGCGCGCCAGATGGGAAAAATCGACTTCTACTTCCGAAACGCTTCGAACGAAATCATCGGCAAGATGACGATGAGGGAAGACAATCTGAATGTGGAAATGAACCGCGCACAGACAGCGCTAGGATACTTTGGATATCGCGACGTCATCCTGGACAGAAAAGACAAGAATCTGAATGACTTCGACGGACTGTTCCGTATGCGACGCTATGAAGGCAATAAAATCAACGCTTATTATGGGCAAATTAGAAACGGACGTCAAACGTGGTCTACTGCGGTTCGCACAATCGACGTTAACGCGAAGTTCGCAGACCCTATTACATCAGTCGTCGTGGCTATCAATGCGTTTGGCGAACATCCAGCCACTGCCATGTACGTTGAGGACATCAAGTTCTGGAAGCTGAACGAAGTACAACCTGGAACGGAAGTGAATCAAATATTCCGCGCGGGTGATGTGCTGGAAATCGACATGGCAAAAGGGCGCGTCATTCTGAATGAAGTGGACGCAATCAGGTACATGGTTCCTGGTTCGCAGTTCTTTGCGCTGAATCCTGGAACTGAAACGCTAGGCGTCCCTGGTGGCGTCGCAGACGTGGAAATCACTTATAGAAGCCGTTGGCGATAATGTCGGCGGCTTTTTATTATTATTATATTTTTCTATTGAACTTGAACTATAAAACGAAAGGGGAATGCGCGCATGATTTATGTTATTGACTTAGACGGAATCGTGCGTGGGGTGCTGTCGAATGACATCCCTGAAGGCGTTCCATTCTGGGACGACTTATTTGTCGAAACGGTTGAAGACGGAATGGCTGTCTTTGAATTCAAGTGTCCTGCGGATAACGATGTCGCAAGCCATGTGAAAGTCGAAAACTATGTCGCAATCCATGACAAGGACGGACAGCTTGTTCTGTTGAAAATCCGCGAAATCCAGACGATACACGACGCTGATGGACTTCTATATAAGCAAGTCTTTGCGGAAAATGCAGCACTGGAATTGTTAAAGACCATCGTCCGTCCGACGAATTTATCGGGAGCGTCGCCTGTCACTGCGCTGCAAGCAGTGCTGGAAGGAACGCTATGGCAGCCAGGCGAAATTCAAGTCACGGGCAGCAAGAACTTCGCATTCAATGACTACCCGACAGCTGTTGCGGCAATTCAGGAAATCAAGGATGCTTTCGAAGCTGAAGTGCGCTTTCGTATCGAACTGGATGGTGCGCGAATCATCCGCCGCCGCGTCGACTTGTTAGAACGTCGCGGGCAAGAAACAGGCAAGCGCTTCACGTATTCGAAAGACATCAAAAGTATCGTCCGAACAGAAGACACGAGTGAACTTTTCACGGCAGTCATCGCAGTCGGAAAGAAAGACATAAATGGAAACGAAGTGACGCTTGCTGACGCTTCTGGAACGTTCACAAATAAATATGGCACGATTGTCACGAAGCCGCTAGGACAGGACTTTATCGGCGACCCTGATGCGCTGGCACGTTGGTCAGACGATGGGCAGCATCTGATGGGCGTCTTGAAAACTGAAGAAACTGCGGCAAATGTGTTGCTGCAAGTCGCATGGGACTATCTTCAAAAGCATACCGAACCAAAAATCACGTACGAAGTAGATGTCGTGCTACTTGAAAACCTGACTGGCGGAGAATACGCGCACGAAACCGTTCGTCTGGGCGACACGCTAATTGTAGAAGACTTGTCTTTCGAGCCGCCGCTTGTATTGGAAGCGCGCGTCATCGAAGCTGGCTTCAGTATGACTGACCCTGAACGCGATTATGTGAAGCTAGGCAACTTCGTCGAGCTGGAAATCACCGTAGAAGACCAGCTTGCGCAACTGCTCGAAAAGGTGCGTGAAAACGAAGAACGCTGGAACAGCGGCGGGGAAACAATTCACAAAGCAAACACGCCGCCAACAAATCCGCAACCTGGGCAACTATGGCTAGACACTTCAACAGAGCCAGAAGTTTTAAAGCGCTGGGACGGAACGACATGGCGTAAAGCTACGCCGACACAAGCAATCGAAGTAGGTGCGGAAACGCCAAACGGCGCACAAAGCAAAGCAGACATTGCTGCTTATAAGTCCGAAAAGGCGGCGCTGGTGGACTTGAAGATGCGCGTGGACTATCAAGTAAGTCGCCTTCTTGCGCAGGAATATCTAAAAACTCAACCTATCATTGACGAATTAAACGCCGCAAAAGCAAACTACGACAGTAAACTGTCGGACTTAATCGCCGCTATAAATACCGCAATAGGCGACCTAGACGTCACACAAGCAGAAAGGGACGCCGTGGACGCTGCGCGTATCGCTTATGAAGCGGCTGTTGACCGTCTTGCTGCGGCGATTGAGGACGCGGAAGCAGACGTCACAACAAACGTGGAAGGCGGCGCTGTTGCACAATCGCAAGAATTCGTCGAACAATACGCAGAACGCAAAATCACGAAGGGGAACAGTGCACCCGCCTTTCCTGAAGTCTATGACTTATGGATAGACACGTCTGTCACGCCGCCTGTCTGGAAGCAGTGGGACGGAACCAGCTGGACAAAAATCAGCCGAACTGACTTGTCCGAAATGTTAGGACAGCTGCAAACGGAACAAATCGCAAATCAAGCCATCGTCAGTGAAAAGCTGGCGGATGTTGCGGTTACTGAAGAAAAAATTGCAGCGCTTGCTGTCACGCTGGAAAAAATCGCGAACGGCGCAATCACAGACGAAAAGCTGGCTGACCTTGCTGTCACTGCGGAGAAACTGGCGGATAGTTCTGTCACTGCGACCAAAATCGCAAATCTTGCTGTCGGAACGGCGGCAATCCAGGATGCAGCCGTCACAAACGCAAAAATCAGTAGCCTGGACGCAGCAAAAATCACAACAGGGACGCTGGATGCTGCGCGAATCGGCGCTGGAAGTATCACGGCAGAAAAAATCGCAGCTGGTACAATCACTGCGACACAAATCGCCAGCAGAACCATCACTGCGGACAAAATCGCGACACGCACCATAACGGCGAATGAAATCGCAGTCGGAGCCATTACGGCGAATGAAATCGCGGCGGGCGCCATTACGACGAATCACATCAGCGCGGCTGGGTTGGACGCTGGTGTCATTACGGCTGGAACAATGAGCGCGGAACGTATCTATGGCGGAACTATAACGGGGACTTCAATAGATGTCGGAAATGCTGGAATGGTAGACGGCGACCCTGAACACTATCAAGATGTTCGTATATGGGCTGGTGAATCGAAGGAAAATCGTGAACTGGCACCATTCCGTGTGCAAGCAAACGGGACTGTCTACATGTCAAACGCAATCATCCTGGGCGGCAGCATCACTATTTCAGAAGATGCTTATATCGGAAATAACCTATATTTAGGTTACTATGAAGGCGCTTCAGCCATAAAGAGCATTGTTTTTAATGATATGGCTAAAATCATCGGCGGCGTCGGACAGTTTGGCGGTGACATGGAAATCATTGCGGACATAGTCACTTGGTTCCCGTTGGATAATCAGCTTGCGTATGGATGGACGTTCAAAAATTATGGTTACTATCCAAAAGTCATATTCAAGGTTGAAAGCGGCGTCGAATCCGAATTCTACGATACTGTCCGCTTATTCGGACCTTTTTCAATCAACGGAGTCGGTGCGCCAGGGAATACATGGTACGCAGAAAGTAGCGGCGGGCATTTCATGACTAGCAACGTTGAAGTAGGCTTTTGCGGCGTCGGCGGAATGGGTGGCGGGTCAACCGCTGCCTGCGCTGGAACAGGCGTGAACTTCCGCACAAGGAAAAGCTACACGCCTTCAAGTGTCAGCACGGTGACAAGTGCTGGCAATACTTCGCCGCAAATCATTAATATCACGCCGCATGGCTTCTGGTTATACGTCGAAGGCGGTGGCTCGACGACATTCAGATTCTGGCGTGGAAACTATTCGGCATAAAGGGGGAATCTGCATGAATCATCGCGGAGGCGTGAAGGTGGTGATAGGCGACACAGTGACTGTCGTCTGTCACATTTGCGGAAAGGATTCAACACATGACGTGTCTGACTATTCGCCGAAATTTTTAGCTGAATTCCAGGAATACGAAAATCTTTCGCTGAAATGTCCACACTGCGCTTCAAACGGCAAAGAAGTCTGGATGACTGTGAATGTCAATATACCCGAATTCGAAGAAGACGAAGCGGATGTCGTGGAAGCATTAATGGATACGCAAGAAACGAATGCGCGGCGATTCATCAGGAATCTGATGTGGGCGAAGCGACCTGACTTAAAAAAGAAAAACCGTGCAGCTGAAATCAAGAAATATGTTGCGCGGAATAAAGACAAAATCAAAAAAATGCGCGAAGAAGGTGCAAAAATGCGCGCGCAAATGAAGGGGTTTGATAAAGATGCAAGAAAAAACGAATCCGCAAGAAATACAAGTCGACGTCCATGAAGTAATCAATAATCTTGCAGCAAGAATCGCACAACTGGAAACAGAAAAAGCTATCTTAATCGCGCAATTGAAACAGCTGCAAGCGGGAAAAGGGGAGTCATAAGATGACGCCCATAATCAGCATCGAAGAACTACAAAAACAGCTAGAATCGAAGTTCGCTGAATACGAAGTGAAGCTGCAAGAACTTCGTGCAAAAGTAGACGCTGGGCAAATCAGCGCCGATAAAGCGCATGAACGCATCCGCATGCTAGAAGAGGAACTGCGCGAGCTGAAGCTAGAAATCAAGTCAATCACAAAAGAACTGGAAGGCATTTCCGAAGCTGTTCAAACGTTCAGCCCGAAGCTGGATAAATTTATGGAAAATCTTTGGAAAGCCTTCTTTTTACTTCTGGTCATTGTCGCTGGACTTGTCGGTATCAAATTATTCTGAATACGATAAAGAAAGGTGGGGCGCAAAGTGCTTCAAATCATTCAAGACTTTATTCCAAAAGGAAATGGCAACCGTCCAGGTTACGCCATGAAGCCTGAATATATCACTATCCACAATACTGCGAACACTTCAAAAGGCGCGAACGCGTTAATGCACGCAAGATATGTGAAGAATCCATCGACTGCGACATCCTGGCACTTCACAGTCGATGACACGCGCGCAGTCCAGCATCTTCCGCTGAACGAAAACGGATGGCATGCGGGTGACGGCGGCAGAGGAACTGGGAATCGCAAATCTATCGGCATCGAAGTCTGTGAAAACAGCGACGGAAACTTCGAAAAAGCGTTCGACAACGCGGCGCAATTAGTCGCAAAGCTAATGAAAGACACTGGCATTCCTATTACGAAAGTCGTGCCGCACAAGCATTGGTCTGGAAAACAATGTCCGCGCCTTATTCTGCCGCGTTGGAATGAATTCATCAGCCGCGTGAAATATCACTATGACAGGCTGACGATGCCTGCGCCAAAACCAGCGCAATCAAATCCAAAAGGGGAGGGAAATCAAGTGAATAAATTCGAACCGAAATCACCTACTATCAAAAATTCTGCGGTCAACGTCTTGAAGCGCCTTGCTGCGAAGGATGGAGGTATCAGCGACATGTGGGCGCAAAAGCTGGAAAAAGGCGAACTGACTGATTCCGAAGCTATCGGGCTGCTTTATGTCGCTATTGAGCGCGGTCTAATTGAAGGTGAAAAAGAAGTCGCCAAAGTGGAAGAACGTCCTGTCAGCCAGTCGCTGAAAGAGAACTGGGACTGGGCAAAAGAAAAAGGCATCCTGGACGGAACACGTGCAAACTATCCGCTGACACGCGAACAAGCCGCTGCTGTTGCGCAACGTGTCTATAAGCTAATCAAAAGCGAATGCGGTCAATGCTGCCGCAAAAACGAAGGGAATGATTAATATGAAGCATCTGTTAAAAACACTGGCGCCGCGTCTAAAAAATTACACGTTCTGGACGACGCTGCTGCTGGGACTGGTTCCGCTTCTTGCGCAAGCTGTCGGAATTCCTCTTCCTATCGAATTCCCTGACATTGTGAACTATGTCCTGGGGCTGCTTGTTATGCTGGGCTTATTGAACAATCCATCCAGCGGCAAAGGACTACAAGACACTGAACAAATCGAAATAAAAAAAGACGACGAAAATCGTCTGTAATATTACAGGGCGCCTGCGGGCGCCTTTATTTTTTTATTTATGTGACAAGATTTATTGCCTATCGTATAATAAAACAAAAAATGCGAAAGGATTGATTAAAACATGACGAAAAATGTATTCGAAACAGCGCGCAAATTTATCACGGTGACGCCTGAAAAAGTTATCATCCGCAGCAAGAAAAAGCGCGGCAGAACTATTGAATATCGGATAGATACAATCGTAGGCGTCGAAATAACAGAGCCGAATCTGATAGGTGGATATATTAAACTACTGACAACGGCTGATAGCGGCACGCAACAAATGTTTAACGTAGCAGAACTGACGACATTCGCAATCAAGAAAAAGCATTATGAAGACATCTTGCGCTGCAAGGAACTAATCGAAGAATATATCGCAAAATCCAAAAGCAACTATGGTGCCGCGGAAGAAATAAAGAAATTCGCGGAACTGCGCGACCAGGGCATCATCACTGAAGACGAATTCGCAAAGAAAAAGCAGCAGCTGCTTGGTATATAGTGGGCGCCAGGATGGCGTCCTATTTGTTTTATTATTGACACTTTTTTCGTCCCTTTATATAATAAAAAGCGAATCGGTCATAAGTTCGCAAAATGACCGTTACATATGAAGGCTTCAACTTGCGATAATATGGCGGTTTATTGGCGATTTTTTGAACCGCATATTTTCACGTCGGTCGGGGGTTCGAATCCCTCCTGGGACGTATATAAAATTGACGCACAAACAGCGTCATATCAACGTTTGAAGCCTTCTAGTGAAGCGGTCAGTGTACGGTCAACTTGCGAAATATGACCGAAAATTGACTTCACTATGGGGGCTTTTTATTATGACGAAAAAGAAAAAATCTTTAACAATTGAAACTGATTTATCTGGATTATTTTCGCAACCAAAAGCGACAAAGGCGAAGACAGTGCAACCGACCGAACGCATCGAGCGCGGCATATCAATCGACCAGGCGCTGAACACAATCATCAGACAGATGGAAGTCAGCGGGTACCGCGCAAGAACCATCAGCGACTACCAGCTGCATGTGAATCACTTTGCGGAAGTAGCTGGCGTAAAATATCTGAATGAAATCACGTCGAATCACATTTATGCGTGGCTGTCTTCGATGAATGTCAGCAATCAAACGAAGCTGACACGTCTGAAATGTTTAAAGGCATTTTTAAGTAAGTGCTTCAACAATGGTTGGTTACAAATGAAATTCTGGACGAATATCACAGTCAAAGTCGACAACAAAGTCAAGGAAGGCGCAACAGACCGCGAAATTCGGACACTTCTGTCCGTCCTGGACTTGACCGACTTCGTGCAGCTGCGGGACGCTGCGGCGCTGCTGCTAATGTATCAGACAGGACTGCGCATCGGAACGGTGTCCCTCCTGGAGAATCGTCACGTCGACCTGGAAGCGAAGCTGCTGCGTATAGACGGCGATATCGTCAAAAATCATCAGCAGATACATCTTCCCTTGTCAGATGAATTGACGCAAATCCTGCGCGTCCTGATGCGCCAGAATGATATCATCCGTCGGGAGTATGGCGAAAAGAATGAATACGTCTTTATCACGAAAAGGGGCGGCAGAATATCGACCAGTCCATCGCACAATAACATCCAGAAAAGGTTGAATAAATATGCAAAAATATACAACCTAAAAAACATCAATCCGCACGCACTGCGCCGTGGTTTCGCAAAGAATCTACTGGACAAGGGCGCAAACATCGCCCTCATATCAAAGGCGCTGGGACACAGTAACATCGCAGTGACGACAAAATACTTACATCTTGATAAAGAAGAAGTCGCAAATAGTTTGCGGGAATTCTTATAGTAGAAAAATTTTTATGACGTCAGTCCTTCGCGGGCTGGCGTCTTTTTTGCGTTTATGAAGCAACCAGGTGCAAATATGTACCTGGAACCAGGTGCAAATATGTACCTGGAACCAGGTGCAAATATGTACCTGGAACCAGGTGCAAATCTGCTACTGACTATAAGAATATATAAAAATAATAAATAAAAATAAATATGTTGCGGTCTGTCAAAGACAGACACGCAAATAATCAAATAAAAGAAACATCGTAATCTTTTTTGTGACGCAAAATCCATGTTGCGTATTAGAAGATAAGAAAAATAAAAAGGAATGATGTATATGGTAGCGACATTTTTCGTCGCCGTGTTCAGTTTCATCTTTGCGGGGCTGGCACTGGCGGACTGGGTGACGATACGAAGGGGGCGCCGCTGATGCTATTCATGAAGATTCTGGCGTTTCACTTCGTTTATGGGGCGGCTGTCGGGATGGTATTTTGCGCCAGACGGTCAACCGCCAGGAAAATCGAATTAATGCGCCAGCTGAATCCAAACAAGGCGCACGTCTTCACGAAGACGCGGCTGTTCATCAGTACGACAATCCTGGGGCTGTTCATCCTGGTGAACTCAATCTTGAATCTTTTCATCGCATTCGCAAAAAGAAACGAATCGTGGACTGTGGCGGAAAACCTGGACGTCGTACTGGAAAACGTAACGCTGCGGGAAGCTGAAGCATTGGCGCGGCTGTTAAAAAAGAGTATGCCGCACATCGTCGACTATGACGTAGATGTCACAAATAAAGTCGTTAGAATCCTGTCGGTGACAAATAAACGCGAAGGGAGCAAATGAAAAATGAAAACTTTTCACGGTGTTCCAGTTTACGGAATTGACGATTCATTTATTTCGCTAACCTTCCGCATAGCTGAACAGCTAGTTCCTGCGGAAGACTTTGAAGGTATTCAGGGAATCTATGTGTCAACGAAGCCAGAGCGTACATTCAATTTCTTAGGTTGCTACTTACAGCGTCGAAAACATGTACCGAAGCATTTGAAATCACCTATCTATGTGTCAAACAAATCAGGGCGCAAAGAATACCAGGTGGACGGCAACAAGCTGCCAGCCATCTTGATAAATGCGTTTGACGAGGCGCACAGCGACCATATGAAGCTGCTTCTGTCTATCCTGCATGAAATCGGACATCACGTTCACCGCGAAACTGACAACAGCTTGACGGTGAAAATCCGCGAAAGTAGGGCGCATTTATACGCAATCGAATATGCGATGCCGTTTATCGAATATATAACTGGCGACAAAATCGTTCCAGACACGGACTTTTATTTCTGGGACGTCGCGCGGAAACTGTGGGAATGCGGCTTCACGCATCGAAGCGCACACACTGTTGAAGACATGGACGCTGAACCAGCTGGTATTTTTGCGTCACTGTTCGCGAATATCACTGAAGAACAGCTGCTGGAATATCGCATCAAACGTTTGAAGGAGATTAGAAGCGGGGCGGACGACAGTCCGCTTGCTGCTGAAATATTGGACGAAATTATCGCAAAGCTGGAAGAAGAACTACGAACATTAGGGGGTAGATAATATGGCAAGAAAACTTCCGCCAGCAAAAGACTGGAAAGCACGTGAATTGAAAGATTGGAACGTTCATACTTTTCACGCTTATCTAATGGACGAACACAAGCGACTATTCCGCGTTCCATATTATCCGTTCGGCGCTTGGGGAATCGAACAAAAGATGCTGAAGACGTGCATCGCAGAATATGGGCAGCAAGTCGTGAAAGACTTCATTGACACATGCTTCAAAGAATACAAACCGAATCCAAACTATCCTGGCATCAACTTCGGCTTTATGTTCAAGTACAAGAACAATGTCTTGCAGCGCATCATTTTGGAACAAGCGAAACAAAAAGCGCGGGAAGAAATGATACAAGATGCTATATATGTCGATGACGACTGGATATAAAGGGGGACTGATTAATGAGTAACGAAAAGAACTGCATCTTGCGCGGACTGTGTTCGTTGGCTGGGACGGAACGATGCAGCAAACTGTGTCCGTACTTTATCAGCTTACACGGCGCCAGCGGCAAAGGTGGACGCGTGGGCGACAGTATCCCACAAGAATATCGCAAGTTCACTGTGGCTGAAAATCCTGTGCGTGAAGCGCAGCCAGACATATTCAAAAAGCTTGACATCTATGTGAAATCGTTTGAACGCATGTTTATCGAACCAGAAGAACCAAAAGACTACATCAAAAATCTTTATCTGTGGTCAGACGAACCTGGAACAGGAAAGACGGCGACGGCTTCCGCTGTTGCGAACGACTGGCAGGCAGTTCACTATGTAGGGCACTTGCAGCGCAAAATGACGCCGCCAGAAGACGCTGTTTACTTCTTAGATTGCGCAGAATTCCAGCAACTATTCACACAATTCACGCGGGGAAATGTGCCGCAAGAAGTAGGACAGAAGGCGTCGGCTTCGTATTATCAAATGCTAGAAAAAGCAAAAAAGGCGGCGCTGCTGGTGATGGACGACATCGGGGCGCGTTCAGCGACTGAAGCATTCAGACATGACTTACACGCAATCATCAATCATCGTTATGTGAAGAAGATGCCGACGGTGTTCACGTCAAACGTTCATATCACTGAACTAACAGACATCTTCGACAAGAAGCTGATGGATAGAGTGCGCGACCTTACACTTGAATTCGAATTCAAAGGCACTTCAAAAAGGGGGCGAAGAAAGTGAGTAAGCGACCGAAATTCCGCAATGGCGACAAAGTACGGCTGAAACTTTCGATAGATGAGCCGACGAAATTATCGGCGGAGGTGTACACAATACTTATGTATTCGGCGCGAAACTTTCTAGGCACTGAAATCTTCACTTATGTGATTGAATCAGACTGCGGCGAAATTTTAGTAGACGTGGCGGAAAGTCAAATAGTGGCGGCGGAACGCGTTGCTAACAAGGCGAAAATGCCGCTGACGGAAGCGGAAATCGAAGCACTTATCAGAGAAAACGTGCAAAAGCTGGACTACTGGCTTGATATCTACAATGACTACATGGTGCTTTATAAAATTTTTCACGACGACGAATTCCTCAAAAAAGCACTTGAAGCCCGTCGTGAGTGGTTGCGTCTTTCAGGAGAACTAATAGGGAGCGACGAACCGACGGAGAAGGGGGAGTAACAGGAATGTCATATGGTGAAAGTTTCATTTCAAAAGTCATAGACACTGGTGACGTGAACGCGTTCGACCGCTATGGCGTCACAGAAGAAGTGCTGCCGTCTGAAGCGGAACGCCAGGCGATGCGTTTCATCTTGGATTATGCGGATAAGAATGACGGTGACGTGCCTGACTTCCGCACAGTCGAAGCTGAAGTGCCAAACTTCATGTATATTCCACAAGTGACGGACAGCTTCAAATTTATGGCGGAAGAAATTAAAGATTATGCGGGCAAGCAGCGCATCGAGCAACTTTGGTATAGTGAAGAAATCGCAAAAATGTTCCGTGATATGAAGGCAGAAGATTTTATCGACGAAGTTACGAAGAAGATGTTTGCTATCCAGACACTTGCGCAATCAGGCGAAGGCGTCGGCTTCGACTTAAAGCGTGACGTCATGGACATTCTGAAAGAATATGAGCGCCGCAAGGAAGGGAAATCATTCAAAATATATGAGTCGATTTTTCCAGGTATAAACCGCAGTATCGGCGGCTATATGTCGTCAAACGTTTATGTATGGTACGGACGAAGCGGACGCGGGAAATCGGTTATCACGATGATGGAAGCAATCAAGTCAGCGATGGACGGCGCAACTGTTCTTATGTGGTCACTGGAAATGTCCCGATATGAATTAGCTGCGCGCATGATAGCGGCAATCAGTGCGCTGCAAGGAATCTTCGACTTGCGCGTCGGGGACGAAAAGATAGACGCAGGCTTCAACACGAAAGACATCCTGATGGGGACGTTGAATGAGGGCTTCGAAGAAAAATTCCGCGACTTCTTGCTGTCACTGAATAAAATCATAAAGGGGCGCATCATCATCCGTGCAATTGACGAGCCGATGTTCAGGAAGCGCGATGTGCGCGCACTGGAAGCGGACATTAAACGATTCGAAGCGGATGTCGTCGTGGTAGACCCTATCTATTACATGGACATGGAAAAGAACACGTCGAACACGGCGGGCGGGGACGTCGCAAAGACATCCATGAAGCTGCGCCTGATGGCTGGACGGTTGGGTGTCGTGATGCACGTTATCACGCAAGCTGAAGAAGTCAAGGACGATGAAGACGAAGACGGCAAGCGCCAGCTGCGTGTTCCGAAGCGTGCGGAACTGAAAAAAGCAAAGCAAATCCTGGAAGACAGTAGCAATACATTCGCCATCGACACATGCGACGGACGCGGCATGATAGCAATAGGAAAGGGGCGCAATGGCGGCGAAGATGAAAAAATTGAAATCATCTACCTTCCTTCTTATGGCGTAGTCAAAGAAGTCGGCGTGGATGGTGCGCAGGATATATTCAAAGGCGTGGGGGTGTTTTAATGCCGTTACTAGAAATAAGCGGACATGAAGTGAACGTAGACATCCGCGAAGAACTGGAAGCGTTCGACTGGCGCCAGGCACGATGGGAAAGTCATCGGCTTATTGCGTCCAGTCCTTTTCGTTACGAACAGCATGCGTCATTTTATGTCTATCTGGAAGATACGGACACGGCGAAAGCTGGCTTCTGGGGCGACAGCGGGGCGTTGAATACGGAATACGAAAAGGGCGGCTTTCTGAAGCTGCTGGCATTCTTGCGCGGGGAAGACGTCAGCGAAACGGCAAACTATTTGCTGGATAAATACGGCGGAATCAGGGCAAAGCCGCGTTCCAGCTTGAAGCTGCGCCCGCATCCGTCCTTCAAGGTTCCGCGCAAGGAAATCGGAATGGACTGGACTATCGCTGAAGAATTAGCAAAGCTGCGACATCCTTATCTGGAAGGGCGCGGTATCAGTCGGAACGTCCTGCTGAATTGCAAATGCGGATATGATGCGCAAAGAAAGGCGGTTAGTATTCCGTGGATAGACGAGCGCGGGCGGTTGTTGACTATCAAGTTTCGTACAATCTACGGCAAGGCGTTCTGGTATCACGAAGACGGCGAAGATATACGCGCTTATCTGTGGGGCATGAATTTTATCTATGAATACAAGCTGGACTGGGCGGTGCTGGTGGAAGCGGAAATTGACGCTATGTATCTGATAAGCTGCGGCATTCCTGCTATTGCGGCAGGGAACAAATATTTCAATGAAAAGCGCGCAGATATCATCAAGAAGTCGCCTATTAAACGCATCATCATTGGGGCTGACAATGATGCTGCGGGTGATGTAATGAAGAATCAAGTCATCCGTCACCTTGCGTCCTGGGTGAATCTGCAAGAATGGACGCTGCCAGACGGCAAAAAGGATATCAATGAAGTAGATGATGTGGAACAAGTGAAGGAAATCGTAGCGGCATCAAAAGACATTAAGATGCAACACATAAGACTTTCTGCCGATGTTTAGGCGGAAAGTTTTATTTTTTTTTTT